GTACCGTATCTGACAATGCTTGGTGCTGCGCGATAAAGGTGCGGTAGGCATCGACGATAGGAAGCAACTGCGACTGTGCGCGCGACATCGTTGGCGCATTCGTCAAGATATATACAACAATCGTTGCCTCTTCCGATTGAAAGCCAGTTGGTGTTTGACCATAAGGGAACTGGTTGAATGAACTACGATCCCATACGTGAATGATTGCTGGGAAGGTTGCGACAGTCTCTGGAGGTGTCGTATGAATAGACGTTGACCGAACGATAGACATCTGCGATGCGTCAGCCGCTGCCTTCGCGTGTTGCGCAATAGTAGTCAAGGCACTAACGACAGTCATTTGGCTGAACTCGTTTCAGCAAGCCATCGCTGCATAATCATTGCTTCGGTGCCTTTTAGTTTACTGCGTATAAAGAAGCGTAATGGTTTCATTGAACCAGTAAACCAGTTTAGCGTTGGCTTACCCTTGCGACGCTTCGTGCCCGTTCGATACGTGTATGGTCCAAGTGTCGTTCCTGCTCGTGGTCCACGTTTATACGCAATCTGTTTGCCGAAGTTCAGCGCCCATCCGTATCGAAAGTCTGGATTAGTTTCATAACCAGTAACTGATCCTTGAAGCCATTGCTTACCACGCTTAACCTTAGGATCGAACATACGTGAAACGATAGCATCACGTAGGTGCATCTCTGATCGTTGTTCGCTAGGATCGCTTACGGGTGCGCGTGACTTTGCGATAGTCATACCGCGCGTTACCGCTTGCTCTAACAGATGTTGTATTGCGTCAACGAATAACTTCTCTCCGTTTAGCGCACGGATGATAACTTGCGCACCTTCCTTGCGAATATAGACGCGCATTCGTTATGCCATTCCGAATGTCGCACCAGTGCGATGAGGATTGAGAACTTGTTTGACGAATGGATGAAGACCAGTCGTGACTAACGTCTGCTGATAGTCAGCACCACCAGCGATAGGCGCGCCACCCGCTAGTTGTGAACGCATAACTAACGATGCCTGCATGATTGCCGCTTCTTTGATCGCAGTAGGAACGGTTGCGCCATGTCCCCATACTGCCGTGATCCTGACGCTTCGTTCATACATCGGAAAAGAGTTGATGCTAGCGTATGGAATAACGACACTCGTGTACGGTCTGCCTTCGCTAGGCGCGTTGTATGGGTACTCTTCCGTTCCAGTCATCACAGTCCACGTAGTACCAGTTCCGTCTGGGCAGTACTCGACAGTTGTAAGTGTCGTATACGGATCAGTCATAACTCGGTATGGCGTAACTGGTGAGTAGTACTTCGTGGTAGTCACTGGTTGAACGGTAGCGCCAAGGTAGTCATCAATCTGTCGACTAACGGCATGACAGATGCGCGTGATCATGTCGTTGTCGACGGCATCCGTAATACCGAGTTGTGCTTTTAGTTCGTCTTCAGTTACATAGATATCGGTTGGAGGAGGCATTGACTTTCTGCCTTATACGACAGCGACCTGCCCGCCACGTTAGGCGCGACAGGTCGCAGACGCTATGAAGTTGTTGCGCTGACTGTTTAGGTTGCGCTGTTTGCGTAGTACTTCACAGGGTTGGTACCGGCATCAAGCAGTCGTCCACCAGTACGCAGGAAAGCGTAGAAGCCAACCTGACGATAGTCAGCGTAACGCTCCTGCAAACGGACAACGCTAATGCCTGCGACATCCCTGATGATGTACTTACTAAAGTCACCAAACAGGATTGACTTAGCGTTTGCCGCCATTGATGCGACATCCTGATTGATAACTACAGGGTAGCCTAGAAGAGTATCTGGCTTGTCGATTTGTAGACTTGGCTCCCAAAGTGGTCGCGACTGTCCATCAACAAGTTTACGCACTTTCGCTACCGAAGCGTCGTTCATCATCCATCGGGCATTCGTGCGATAGATAGGATCGACAGAGTGAAGCAAGTCGATCAAGTCAGCGTATACGACAGTAGTAGTCTGACCGTTTGCGCCAGTCTTGCCGGATGCTGCTCCAACAACCACACCATGAGGCTGTGACGAACCAGTGCCGACAGTCCAGTGCGTATTGTTGATGCGACCGAGACGCTCACCCAACTTGTTAGCGATAAACGCATCCAAAGGGAACTCGCTGTCTTGCATCAACTCGTAACTAACCAGAACAAGGTTGGAAGTGTAGGTATACGAGTTGATCGTGGTCTGCGCGAATGTCATCGCACCTTCGCTAACCTGTGCGTTCTCAGCGATGATTGCGCCAGTGTTAGAAGTATCGTCAACGGTAGGCAACGTAAGTGTCGCACCCGTAGCAGTACGATAGTTGGTAGCGACACCCATCATCGCACCATAGAACTTGCGAGCATCTTCGAGTTGCGTAGCGAACTCACCAGACAACAAGAAGCCACCTGCCGAGTTCGTTCCTACAGACTGCGCACGCTCTTCATTCATCTGATGATTGACGTATGCGCGCACTTCTGGAGAAGCGTTCTGCCAAGTACCACGCAAGTAGGCGCGAACACCTTCACGCTGGACTTCGGCTGAGAACGTAGGAACACGGCTTGAACGAACGTCAGTCAATGTGGGCGCAGTCTCGACAGGAACACCTGCGCTAGCGATAACGGTTGCCTCAAGTTGTTCTGCTCGTTTCATTGCATCGATGTGAGCATCAACCTTTCGCAACTCGTTGTCCAAGCGGTTGAACTTGTCTTCAGTAGTCGCGTCCCATTCGCCACCGACAGTCGTGTGCAACTCGGTAGCCAGACTATTGCGCTTTTCGCGCAGTTCGCTGATCGTAGGCATTGCCTTCTCCTTAGTATTGTTGCGCCAGAGTCAGTACCCTTGCGCGTGCCTTATACCACGAATGTGGCTTGGTTAGTTGTTGTGGTTCTGGTTGAATGATAGACGATGGGATACGCACTCGTGTTTGAACACTTGTTGCCGTATAGGCTGGGAACGTAACTGGCCCAACGTCAAACAAGTCTACATCAACCACTTCACGGTAGAAGTTACCATCTTGTGTGCGCCACGTATCTGACTTTACCTGAAACGCGAATGAGCACTGGCTTACGTCACCACGCTGAATAGACGCATAGACATCCGTAGCGCGAGTTGATGACGGCAACGTTGCCGTAAACCATAAGCCACGCTCGTCTTCACGTAGCGTTAGCGTGCCTGATGTCGTTCGTGCTAGTACCCAATCTGACTCATGATTGAACAAGCATCGAACATCTTGCTTTTCCGATATTGCGCGACTAAACGCTCCTTTTCTGATCGTTTCAACAAACGACATTCCTTCATCTGCCTCAAGTGGAAGTGATGGAACATCGAACAACGCAGCGTAGCCTTCGATTATAGGTGCGGCATCGTTGCCGACATCATCACCGATAGCACGTACGCTAACGATTGCGCCATTGATTGCTAGTCTTTGCATCGCAGTCATCCAAGCGTATCTGTTTGCTCTTCTTGCGTCAATAGGTTATCGTCATCAATAACGACAACCTCGCTGATACTAGCAAACTCCATAGTACGTTTCAGTTGATCACGTTTGGCTTCTGCCCAAGCCTTAGCGCGAAGACTCTGCGAACGAGTACCGCCACCCCATAGCGCATGTGCTACGACACCAGGACTGGGAAAGTCTGGATGATCTGGACTCGCAGCCGGTGCCGATAGGTCAGACATATGTCTAGCGAACCATGCCGCCATACGTACAACCTTGTCTTCGCTAACAACTCCGGCAGCCATTGCCTTGGCTTCCCTAACGGTACGCTCAACAACTCCGTCACCAGACAGACCTTGTTCATGCCAATCCAGACCACGACGGGCATTCTCACGCATCCATACCGGACACGTAAAGCGGTATTCGATAGAACGTGCGGTACTAGGTGAACCACTAGCAGCCGGTGTTGTCGCAGGTGCCGCGCCTACGGTACTTGCATCGACCATGTTCAGCGGTGACAGATAGATGTCGCCACCTTCAATAGCGTTCATATTCTCAAGTTTGCGAACATCGTTTGCCGACAACCATCCGTTCTGACGCGCGATAGCGTAGGCGTTGTATCTGCTTTGAATATCGCCACGAAGCAGAGCATCAACTACATGCTCAACATAGAACGTACCTTGTTCAGATGGAAAGAACAAGCCTTTGTTCAATGCCTGCTCTGTGCGAACGCACCACGGTCTCAATGTATGCGTTACAAAGTCAATCGCTTGATGTTCGATATTAGAAAAGGTAGCGCGCGACAACTCGCCAATCAGATGTAATGGAACACGGAAGATGCGTGCAATCTCCTCTACAGAGAAGCGTCGCTGTTCCAAGAACTGCGCGTCCACTAACGGAATGGTCAACGCTTGCCATTCGATACCTTCTTCCAGAACGGCAACGCGATGTGCTTGGTCAAGTCCACGATGAGCACTTTCCCAAGACTGCTTTAGACGTGACGCAGCGTCTGGGTTCAGTTTGCCAGCAACCTTTAGGATGCCGCTTGGCCGCGCAGCGTTACCGAAGAAGCGTCCTGCGAACTCACGTTCTGCGAGTTCTACGCCAATAGTTTCGCGATGTGTTTGTATAGGGCTGATGCCCACAAGTCCATCAGAGCTTATGCCGCGGATGTGTAGGATATCTGACTCGCTATAGACACGCTGTCCCTGTTTAGACGTATCGACAATGTATGCGAGTTTGGGAAAAGACTCGCTTGCGCTATCGTCAACACGAACGCTAACACGGTCAGGACGAAGTAGGACAAGATTGCGCACACGACCAGATGGCCACAAGTCTTTGTAGATGTAAGCATTACCGTAAAGCAGAAGGTGATATAACATCTGCTCACGGAACTCTACAGACGTTTGTTTGTCGTTAGGTCTGTCGTGAACAATGATTTGGATTGGGTGTCCATCTTCTTTCTGACGAGACTCACCGTTGCGACTGTAGACGTTCAACGGCAACGTTGCTACAGACTCTGCGATTACACGAACGCAAGCCCATACCGCCGTGCTAGCGATAGACGTTTGTGGGCTGACTGGCTTACCGCTTGACGCAGTCCCATCTTGTAGGGATGCGAAAGTCATATGCGGCCATCGCTGACGTTGCTCTATATCGTCACGATTGAAGTTGAACCAACGCGATACGATACTCATTCAATCACCTACGTCTTTGTGCCTGAACTCATTCCATACATCGCAG